CTACGCCTAACTGTACAACACTACCACTTGACGATGCGTTGACTGAAGGTCTGTTCACCAGTATGCCTTGGTTATATTCACCTACGTTAAACTCTGCTATTCCAAACTCCGCTATGTTCTGCTCAGGGAGTACAAAGGCTCTCTTCTTATATGCAAAGTTATAGTCGTAGCCATAGTTTAGTGTGACGTTAGTATCACTACCGCCTATGAATGTAATCTTTAATGTCTTAAGCATCTTAAGATTGTTAGGAGCACCAAAGTCCAAGTAGTTCGTGAAGTAACCCATTTGATACGTTGAGGTATCGTCTAGATAGCCTGTGTACTTAGCAAAACCTGAGTCCTTACCTAAGAGTACATCAGCATCTTTAATGCGATACAGTAGACACCTAGGGCTAATACTGTTCCATTTAGTTACCCTGCTACTACCGTCCTCTAAGACAGTTCTCATATCAAAGCAATAGACTACACCACTGCCTTTAATGTTTAACAAGTAGAATGCTTCATCAGGAGAATAGACACTATCGTATGAATATCCTGCGTTGATATAACTTCCTAGCTCATTACGTATGTTCTTCGATAAGTCACCAATAGGCGCTGACTTCTCTTGTATTGTTCTATTGATACTGCGTACACCAGTCTCTGATAAGAATATTAAGTCATTACCAGTGTTACGTATTGTCTTATGTTCTATACATCCTATGCCGTCTATAGTGTCAGCTAAGGACATCGTTGCAGGGTCTGTGGCACCTTGGTATATTAGTATCTGTTGGTCACTAAATATGAACAAAAAGTTATTATGTACAGCAAGACCACTAATCTTAGTACCTCGGGTCCATACCTTAGATACGTCAATAGAGCCTGCGCTACCTGTGTCCCACATCATGCCAGTCAGTAGGTCAGACCAATAGACTGTAGTGTCTTTAGCCACCCATAGTCTACCAAAGCCTGCTAAGGCAATGTCACCCTGAGGGACTGTACCTGAGTAGTCTGCGTTATTCTCTATGAGGTCACAAGTTGTACCATCGTAGTACAAAGGTGTCGTACCGTCTCTAAAGATGTACGTTATGTTATTCAATTCAGTATAATTATAAAGACCATCAGAGACTGTGTAACCTGAGGGTTTAATTGATACTGGAGTATCCACCCCTAGGTACAAATCAGAATCCGTAGCACTTATGACGTTATTAGTACCATCAGCATACACATGCTCCGCCATAGACACTACCGTAGTACCTATGGAGTTAAGGAACTCATAGCCTTTACGAGCACCTATACGACCAAATCTATCAATAACACAGTTGTCAGCTTGAAGTGCAAACTGTTCAGTAAGCCCCGTAGGGCTGTCCTGAGTGTTTAGACCATAGAATCCTGGGGCTTGTATACTGAGGGGTTGTAAGGGTTTAGCCATTAGTTAATCCTCTTATTATACAACGTCAAACACAAGCTCACCTGCGTTATTCCCTGCGTCCAAAGCAATAGCATTAGACAAGTCCTGTTGTGCAATTATGACTTGTTCTGAAGCACTCTGTCCTCCTGTCTCCCCACGCTCTCGTAGAGCATAAGCAAACGCTAGTTGTACTATAGGAAGACTAGGTAACTTAGTTGAATCATCATCAGCACTTAAAGACGTATCCCTTAGGACTACATTAGCCTCTATGGTGTACGCTTTGTCAGGCGTAGGGTATAAGACAATCTTTGTGTCATTGTTAGCATCAGTACCATTCAAAGTAAAACTTCTAGGTGCTGAGGTGTAGTCTGTGGTATACTGTTTATCGACAATATAACCTTTGGTTCTAGACGTTAGTTCATATTTATTAGTAACGTTATAGACACTCATAACCTCGCTACGTATTCCAAAGTCAGTTAAGGAATAAGTGTCCTGAGAAGCTATAGTATTAATTATAATAGTATCTCTTAAGGAAGACCAATCCCAAGAGCTTTCTATATAAGAGACTGAATCATTAATAAAGTCTCCTATAAGTTTCGAGTAGTCATTCTCGTTGACTGTAGTTACTTCGTCTTCCCTAAGTTTGCGGAGAACAGAATTAACTAATTGTAAGTATGTCATTGGTTTGTCCCTTAGTACATAAGTTATTATTATACCATATTTTCATGTAAATGTCAAGCCTTTAAGAAAGGATTTTGCAAACTATCGTATTCAAAGCCTTTTGTCAACTCTGGGTTAATCAATTCAGCAGTCACTAAGTCTACGTTTTCATAAGTAGGTGCTGTAGCTGCTGTAATCATTCCCTGAGTTGCCTTAGTGCTTAGGTCTAACATGTCGAATAATCCTTTGACCATATCCTCAAGACCACTTGTGTCTGCGTCTAGACCGCTAAGAGCATCCTCTATGGACTGTAACGCAGGTTTAATGGTATTCTTATTGAAGTCACTTAAAGCATCATCAACAGCCGCTATGCCTGCCTCTCCTGCGTCTTTGATTTCCTGTAGATAGTTCTCATCGAATTGTCTAAGCTGTTCCTCAAAGTCTTCTATGGCACCTTCAACAGCTTTAACAATAGGTTTTATTTCTTCCTTGTTAAAGTCACTTAGTGTTTGGTCAACAGTTTTAACTATTTCAATACCAGTGTTTTTAACTCTTTGCGTGACATTCTTATCGAAGTCAGCTAACATTTCCTTAGTATCTTTAATGCCTTGTTCAATAGAAGGTTCAATAGTGTCTTTGTAGTAAGTCTCTATTCCTTCAGCAGTAGCAACAATAGTTTCTTTAGCAGGCTGTAAGTACGTCTCGTCAAAGTTAGCTAAGTCCTCTCTAACCTGTTCGTTAATCTGACTCATGTCCTTTTTGATAGGCTGTAGGTACGTCTCATCGAAGTCCGCAAGTTCTTGTCTTACGTCTCTATTAAGATTACTGAAGTCCTCTCTAAGAGCTGCTGTGTTTTCCTTAACAAAGGTCTCAGCTTCCTGCCAGTCCTCTTTAGTTGTCGGGACAGCTCTAATAGCTGCGTCTACAATATCAATAGCCCCTTGACCTGCGTTTTTAACTGTATCAATAGCAGCTTGTCCTGATTCCTCTATGACTTCACGAATAGGCTCTATTTCCTGCCAAAAAGATTCTGCAGGGTCTTCAATATTTTCATGCCACCAATCTTCTGCTTGCTTTAAGATTCCATCTTCACCATCATCAGTAAATTCAACAGTAACAGAAACATTATCTATAAATTCTTTAACACCACTTTTAAGAATATCTTCTTTGTTCCCACCATCTAAAGCCTCTATAGTCATCTCTGACAATGTGTTAGCAGCTACCGATCCCCAACCGTCTTCCTCTAAACCAAACTGTTCTGCTATGGCTTGTGGTGTGGCTACAGTTTGACTTAATAAACTGTTACCAAAGTCTTGAATAACTTCTTTTACGTCACCACCTTTAATAGCTGTATCACCTGCTTTTATAAAAGACACAGTGGCTTCGTCTAAAAACTCATCAGGTACAACACCTGTTAATTGATTTTTTACTGTACTGTTTAATGAAGGGCTATCTAATAAAGAAGAAGTTAAATCAAACGCTTGAAGTAAATTTTTATCTTCAACTGCCTTTGTAAGATCAGCCGCTGTTTTTATATTGTTTGTAATTTCAAGTACCGAATCAGCCTCATTAGCAGCCGTTAATGCATTAGCATATTCAACACTATCTGCACCAAAATCTGAAAACGCGCCTGCTAAATCTGAGTTAGCTATGTTAGAAGCCTCTTGAGCAGCTTCAAGACCACCTGTAATACCTGCTGAAGCTACTTCTACAGGGTTAATTTTACCAGTGATAACCTGCTGTGCTATAGCATTAGTTGCCATTTTAGTTACAGCGCTTGCAGTAACACCTTCAGCACCTGTAGCACTAACAGCCGCAGACACTTGAGGCATTATCATTTGTCCGCCTATGTAAATACTTGCAGCAGTTAAAACAGCATTTGCAGCTACAGGAATAGCAGCTTCTAAAGCACTATCTTCTTTGTCAAATGTTTTTTCGTACTGATTACTTTCAGGGTTATACTCATATAAGCTATAACCACCGTACTCACCCTCTAAAGCAAAAGCATCAGTGCCACCACCACCAGAAGTATTTACCAATCCTAAATCTTTTAAATAATCTAACTTAGAATATTGTATAGCATCTTCTTCTGAGGTGTCGTAAAAGTCATTTTTAACACCTGCCATTTGTTCAGCATATTTAGAAGACTCTTCTGATGCCAATAAATTATTAACAAAAGATAAGTAGTCCTCTCCTACCATTACAGCCAAACCTGTGGCATCGTCTGCTGTAACTTTAGGAACTGGGAATCTATTTTGTTGAGTAAACAAAGGTTCTTTTACAGGCTGTACACCTAAGTTAGTAAATATCTCATTTTGTTTTTCACCAATAAACGCATTGACTTCATCTCCTCTACGTGCCTGAGCATCTTGATAAAGTTCAAAAGTACTTTTTTGTCTGTTAGGATCTGATAACTCTTCAAGTGTGTAAGGAAGGTCAAAGTCCATAGAGAAACCGTTACCTATAGAGGCATTGTCAAACTTAGGGTCAGCTGTCCACTCTTGATACTTACCGTCCTCACCTATTGCCGAAGGCTCTTCAAAGGCTTCAGGCGGTGACAAATTAGGAAGTACATCATAAGAAATATTTCCAATGTTTGGCATCGTTGATTTAGTAATAGGCGCTATGCCAAAATCCATGCCCATAGGTGCGCTAGTTAAATCAGGAATAACTACATCAGATTGTACAGAGGCTATAGCATCAGCAATAGGGTCTGACTGCTGTGTTACAATAGCAACAGGGTCTGGTCTTGTGACAACCTTAGGAGGCTGTTTGACAGGCTGAGGTGCAACAATAGGAACAGAGTCCGTAGGAGATACTGTAGGTGCTACAGGAGTAGCCTGCTGAGGGACTACAGGAGCAGTCTGTTGAGGGACTACAGGCGTAGGTGCTACAGCAGGCTCGTCAAAGGTTAGACCACTGAAGTCAAACTTACTAGGGTCTAATGCAAAGCCACCGCCTCCAAACAAACCCGAGAGGTCTAATTTAAAACTCATGTTATCACCATTTACTTTTGTTAGCCCAGTATGCCGCAGACATCTTGCCTTTAGCTATATTCTTTGCGTGTCTTGCTTTAAAGGATTTCTTACGTGCTTTCTCTTTGTCAGTCGTAGGATTCTTACCTGCGCCTTTGACACCCTGTTGACCATAACGAATGGTCTTAATCTTGTCACCCTCTTTAGCCACAACAACATGAGACTTCGTAGGATGATTAGGGGTCTTCTTAGGTTTGTTATAGCCCGATACGCCTACACGAGCTAGTCTAGGGTCTTTCTTGGTAGCCATGTTAGCCTCCTTGGATTACATCGTTGTGCTCTATTACGCTGACCACTGCTGTCATAGCTTGACTAGCGCTAATCTGTATGTAGTCACCTTCACGCATAGTTACAAACTCATAGTACTCACCGCCAATCTGAAAGAAGTCTTTAGCGGATAACGTATGGTCATCAAAGAATGAAAACGTAACGTCATTCTCTTTGTTGTAATAGGTGACATCAAAATTACCGTTAGAGCCGCTTACGTTACTAACCCACAGCATCTTCCATTCCGCACGTTTACCATTAGGGACTGTGTAGATAGTCTGTAGGGATGTAGTCGTTGTTAACGCTGAAGACTTCTTAATCATTACTTAGTTTTCCTGTTGGTAGCTGTACGTTGTCCACGCTTAGGCTTCTTGGCAGTCTTTGCAGCCTTCTTAAAGTCAGAAGCCTTGGGCGCACCTTTAGCTCCTGCTTTACGCATCTTCTCGCCACTACCTGCCGCTATGCGCTTACGTTTAGCATTGATGTTGGCGTATAGACCTTTCCTTTTAGTAGGCATTCTTCTTAGCCTTCTTCTGCTTCATCTTTGTAGCTTTAGAGCCACACTTACCACCGGACTTGCACTTTGGAGCTTTATGTAGTTTACAGTTCATAGTTATTTACCTCTTAGTTTCATTAGTTTATCAGCTCCTCGTATACCGAAGGAAGCACTGACAGCCATAAATAATAAATATTGATACCACTCAGGAAGAGTATTGAGAGCTGCAAAAGCCTCTTCAATTCTCACGATGTAATATGGGTCAAACATAGCACCATAAAAGACCAACACTAAAGGGATTGCAAAGATGACTGTCCAGAACTCGTCCTTCCAAGAGTTGACCGAGGCTTGTGCCATAGTCTCTTCCCATTGTCCTCCCTGCTTAATGACTTCCATCTTAGCCTGATGTTTAGCCTGTTTCTCTTCAGCCTTGTTACTCATGTAACCACCGGCTAAGGAGGCTACAGAGCTAATTATAGTGCCAATCATATTACTTCTCCGTTGTTATAACGTCTTCGCCTTTCTTAACTACAACACCATCGTCATTGATAGTTACGGACATAGGCTCTTCGTCCTTGTCCATTCGCTGTACTAATTCATGCAACAACGCATACTCTGGTTTCTCTTCTTTGTCGTTAGTACCAGTAATACCGGACAACATAGAGATTAGAGCCATAGCAGCTGTTGAGACAAGACCGATAACAGCAGGTAGAGCATCCATAGGAAGGAAAGCACTAGCGGTAACTCCCACGACGACCAATAGGACAATCCACGGAATAGCCGTTGTACCAATTCTTTTGGATGCCACTTCCTTAGCTGTCGCTTGGGCTTCAAGTTTAGCGAGTTCAATCTCCGCTTTGAGCCTAAGCTCGTCATTCTTTTCATTACTACTCATTAGCCTGTTAATCCTGTTTTAAATACCCATACTGTTAAGCTGACTAGACCGCCTATAGCTAACCAGAAGAACTTGTCAGCAAACTTAACAACACCTTGGTTATCTCTAACCATCTTTGCTAGTTCATCTAGTTCCATTTCGTTATTGTCTAGTCGCTGTTCAGCCCTGTCCAACCGCATGTTAGACGCTAGAATCTTCTCTTCGACTCTAGCTATCGCTGTGACAGCATCGGTTAGTTTGTCAATCTTTTGTTCGAGTCTGTCGAATCTAGCGTCGTCCATAACTGTTATCCTTGTTTAGCCTTGCCGATGTTTACTGCGAGTAAGTCTATAATCTTATACCACTTAGCAACCCATGCGTCGTCTTTAGGGGTGGGTGTAACAGAAGCTATAATACTAGCTACCATTGAGACTGCAGGGATGATTGTGATTATCTGTGTTAACAAGTCCATTACCAAGGTGTGCCGCTGATTACTTGTGGTTGTGCTTGCGCTTCAAGGTCTGCGTCTAAGACTGATTCAATCTGTGCAACTTCTTCATCACTAAA